CTGCCATCAGTAGCTTTAATAATTTGTTTGGCTTGATTAATGGTAGGTTGCCTATAACCATATCTCCATGACTTACATGAAGCCTCTGAACAACCAAAATCCTCTGCGGCTTTTTTCTGTCCAAGAAACTCAATGTATTCTTTAAGAGTGTATCTTTTTACAACTCTGTCGGTATGATTAGGTTTAACCCCAAGTGTTTCAAATTCTTTTAGTTTTTGTGATGATAATGACTTCATTCTATGATAATAGTTTGCTTGCCATACTAGATCTTCTCTATTGGTATCTTCCATGTTTTTCTCCTCGTAACTTTTATTTGAAAAATAATTACACATTGTAGATAAGTAGTATATAATATGCAAGTTAATTTTTAATTTTAAAGGAGATAGAGAAATGGAATTATCAAGTAGAATAGTATCTCCGCAAAAGTTAGTTCAAGACCAAGGTGCAAAAATCTTGGTGTATGGAATGGCTGGAGCGGGTAAAACAACATTAGCTAAAACTTGTCCTGGTAAGGTGCTTGTCATAAGTGCTGAAGCTGGATTGTTATCTATTAAAGATGCAAACAATGTAGAGGCTATTGAAGTAAAAGAAGCATCAGAGGTTATGGAACTACACGATGCTTTAAAGTCTGGCAAATTACAATATGACACAGTGTGCTTAGATTCAGTATCTGAAATAAGCGAGATCTTATTGACATGGGAGAAGTCTCGTAGCAAAGATCCACGAATGGCATATGGTAATGTCCAGGAATCTGTAACAAATTTAATGCGTGCTTTTAGAGATTTAAACATGCATGTATTATTTTTATGTAAAGAAGATATAGTAAATGACGATGGCATACTTAGACATGCACCAAAGATGGTGGGTACTAAGCTTGGCGAATCAATTACATACTTTTTTGATGAAGTGCTTGCTCTTCGTATTATAGAAGATCAAGATGAGGACGGTAAAAACGTTCAAACCAGATGGCTACAAACTACTTTTGGTCAAGGCTACAAAGCCAAAGATCGTAGTGGCAAACTTGAAAGTTTTGAAAAGCCAGATGTGAGTGCTCTAATTGAAAAGTTAGGGTTTACATTAACTAACGACAATATAGGAGATGCAAATGTCTGATTTCGGTGATGTAGAATTTTTTGATAACTTAGAGGAAATGTCATCTGGTGGCTTACCTCTTGCACCAGACGGTGAACACAATGCAACGGTTATTGCTACGGACAAATATAAGTCTAAAGCAGGTAATCATACGCTAAAGGTTACATTTCAACTTGATGGCGGTAAATATCGTGATCATAATGAATGGTATAACCTTTGGGCTACCAATGAAGAAAACAAAAGAATTAGTACGGAGATATTTACCAGGCTTACTAAAGCTGTTGGATTTAAAAAGTATCCAGAAAATCATGGCGACTTTGTTGGTAAAAAATTGGTCCTTAAGACTGAACAAATAGATGATCAGTTTGAGGGTGATAATGGTGTTGTGAATACTAAGAAGACTAAGATCCGATTGTATTTGCCAGAGGCTGACTCTGACATGAGTCCACCTAAGGAAGCGATACCTCCTTTCTAAAGGTTGCTGTTTGACTAAGGGGCTTTATGCCCCTTTTTTATTGATTCTGCAATTAACAAAAATAATTCATTTTGCAGTTGTTGTGTTTTTTCTTTAGATTCTTGCAATCTTGCTTTTGTTTTTTCTATTTCTTTTTTTAAACTCATTTACGATCCTGCAATAATGCAAATATAAACAATAAACATAAAGCAATGACAGCCCAAAAACTCATATCTATAAAGCCCATCATCTGTTCTCCAGTTTATTACGTAGCCTTGTTAAGTACCATATGGCCTTATCAATATCTTGCACGTTNGAATCTTTATGATCTTCTCTCCAAATGTATTTAAGAGCTGCCGCTTTACAATAGCCCTTGAACTCTTCAAAGGTTAAAGCTGATTCTATTGCGTCTATACATTCAATAGGGCCTTTCTTGTAATGTGGTGGGTTTATGTTATCTGTTTCTATCATTTTGTTTCTCCATTCCGAATACATCTGCATGATGTAGATTAATAAGTTGTTTCACAATTTCACCAGTAGTCACTCTTCTTTTAGCTTCGTCTGAATATAAAGTTCTTAAAGACGTTAAGTTTTTACTTGTTGAAGGATCAACTTTAAAAGTTACTAATTTAGTATTTTGTTTTGCTTTTTTAAAATTTAGTTTATTCATTCTATTCCTCTCTATAAAAGTTACCAGTATCAAGCTCAACAACATTAGGACTGTTGTATATGGTTGCTTGTTTGCCACCACTCCACACTACTTTGTTGTATTCTTCTAAGTAATCGCTCAAAAAGTTCCAACCTACTTCCATATCGGTATGGTTCATTTTAAATACTTTACTTGCATAAGGTGGTTTCTTCTCTTGTGCTACAAACACAAAGTCATGTACCTGGAAACCAGCACGCTCAAAGCCACGCTTATACCATGCGGCTTGTAGATCATAGGAGTACCGTCTTACTGAATTGGTAAATCCCCTAACAGAACAATCAGCAGTGGTTTTGTAATCTACAAGCACTATGGCATTTTCCCCGTGTGGTTTATCAAACGGATTTAAAACTACGTCAGCTCTAGTCTTACATAGCAAATCTTGTTCATACCAGAATATTGACACCTCGTAGGGTGCATCAAAAGAGCTAGGATACTCTTTATCTGGATTTAGATAAGCTCTCGCTTCGGTTACTAAGCTGTTTTGCATGCTATATATGGTATCTTTGTCTTTTTCGTTGATAACAATCAAACCCTTATCAAGACTTTCTTTCTTAAGAGCTTTGTTAGTATTGGTATATGGAGATCCAGTAATAGTAACTACATCACTAAAGAATGCTCCCTCTCCCTCTACAATTAATGAATGTGCCGCAGATCCAAAGTTCATAGCTGTTGTTTGCTCTATAACTTCTTCCAAAGCATGTAATTGACTTTGACTAAATCTTCTTATGTGTGAAGAAGATATGCCTGGCCCATTGTGATAAAAGCTATTACTCATGTTCGGAAAGTAATAAGCATCGCCTACCTTTTTATGTGGTAGATCTTCTAGCATATCAGGTAATTTATTCATGATGCCTCCTTAGATTTAGTAATATCATCTACTGCTGATTGCAGTTCTTTAATAGCAACACCACATTGCCAAACAAGGTAATTAATCTTATCTTGTTCTATTTGTTTCTCTAAGTCTTCCTTAGATGGATTTGTGTAACTGATTACTTCGTCCATAATAGCAGTTACGTCTAATTTAGGTTTTTCCATTTTACTTCTCCAAATAAATGAGTTTGTATTATTGCATTTATTTCTGTATGATGTCAACCATAAGTAACCATTTATTATTTATGAGGAGTAAATATGGGAAGAACAAATGATTTGTATACAATGATGCGTTTATCGTATGAACAAGCTACAGATGACTACAATACTAAAAAAGCAGATTCACTCGTTAATGCTTACAAAAAATACTACAAAATAAACGTAGGTATGAAATGTTATGATCCACAAGGTGATTTAATTACCTTTTATGATGAAGATTATAACGATCAAAGAGCATTATGAATGTAGTAAACATAAACAAAGTTAGATGTAGTATATGTAATGGCTACATAAAACCATTAAAAAATGATGACGGAGAGGTTGTATGGGAGCATGGAAACAATGCTGAACCTGTAAACTCTGGACGTTGTTGTGATGATTGTAATTGGACAAAGGTAATACCAGCTAGGCTATCACAGATGAGGGAGTAGCGGTATTATGAAATATCGTGTTATGATGCGGAATGCCAAAGATTGTAGAAATCAAAGACAAGATGGGCAAACCCACATTACAAGAAGTTATTTCCAGACTTGATGGTATGGTTGAAAACATGGTTTATCGGGGCGAAAGTCGTTTGAATATTGTCCTGGCAAGCTTAAGTTTTTTTATCGCACAGGTTAGTAAAGAGTTTGAAGATAAAGAGGTTGCTAAGTTAGTTGATGAACTTTTAGCTCAATATATTGACAAATCTGCCAACAAATAGATTATTGTCTATTATTGTCATTTTGTCATGACAGCTAAAAACATGATAAGAATGGGGGTTTCAGGATTATTGTATTTTTTTCATTTTTGTCATAAGAGAATAAGTAAACTTAGTTAAATAATTGAGATAATACTTGACTAGATCTACTCTCTTCAAGTATCCTCACAATACACTTTAGGGTAAAGTGGGGGTAGGTATTATTAAAACTTACGCCTACTCTAATATGCAAAACATGGGATATAGAAAAAATAACTTAGAATATGAACCTATAATCTCTTCTGAAGAAGAAGCTCCCATAGAATATTGTAATCTTGATAACTCCCTCAACAGACGACAACGCAACTTTATTTGGATTGCAGTCAATAATCCTCGTTTATCTTTAGTAGAGTGTGCCCACAAAGCTGGGTATACAAGTCCTCGTCAAATGGCCAATAAACTCATGAACAAGCCTATTATTCGTAAGGAATATAATTATCTTATGAACCAGGCTAAGAAGAAGTATGAGCTCAACTATGATCGGGCCGTGCAAGATCTCTATGATATTCGGGACAAGGCTATTGAGTCGGGGTCATTTAATGCTGCAATATCTGCTCAGAACTCACTGCTCAAAGTCGGGGGCTTAATTGTTGATCGTAAAGAAGTTATGTT